CGCCACCGCCACCGATAATCAGTATGTCAAAGAAACCCGCTTTGCTCACAACAAGGTTGTCATCGCTACTGAAAGTCAGAAGCGTGTAACTCACACCGCTGACTGTGATGCTTGACGATGAGCCGCCTGTCGCTACACCGTAGCCGACACCAGCACTCGCTCGCTGAGTCCAACCGCTTACGCTTGTGCCTGAGCGTGTGCGCTCACCGAAACGCATTACCAGCCGCCTATGCGGTGATGCGGTTCACATAACCGCCAATCATCACAACATTCGCAGAAGCGGCAAACGCACGCACGATGAGAGCAGTTGCGTTGCCCTTGATGACGAGACCCGGAACGACGAGCAGCAGACCTGACTCGGCGGTGATCGTCTGCTCGATGAGATCATCAGGCGAAGAAGTGCCACCCCACTCGATCGTCAGTTTGCGGTCGGTCGTATCCGAGTTCACTGCGTACAGCCACACTTCGTCGAAAGTCGAAGCGGTGCTGCTACCTGTGTGAATCGTCGTGCCTGCCGTAGCAGTCTGCGCCACTTTGATGAGTCGCCCGTCAGTCGAACCTGACAGTGCGATCTTGCTGAATGTTGCCATGACTCTCTGCCTTCCTTATGCGAACACTGCTGCTGCCAGCACGATCTGATCTGAATCGGGTGCATCGTCACCGACAGGCGACCACGCACTGCCAGTGTAGGCGAGCACCTGATTCGTGTCGGCGAGATAACACACTTCGCCTTCTTCCAGAGTCGGTTCGCCTGCACCGCCGTATGCGGCATCTCTCGTCGCAGCATCAGCGAACACCTTTACGCCACGCATCAGATACTGATTCACGCCTGCTGCGGTGACGGTCTCGCCGCTGACCCAACTCTTCGTGCCTGTGATCGCCATAGTGCCGACAGCCTAACAGGTTCAGGTCACAGCGTTGTCGGCATCAAGCACACCGAACACGGGGTCGTTGAGCACGAACGGAAACACGAGATCAGCGACATACATACCGAAAGTGATGATGTGACGATCGGGCAGTATCTGATGCGTGATGCGTTCGATCGCATAGTCGTCGCTCACGCTCGCAGGTGTACCCGTCGAGAAGGTACGGGTCACGGTGATGACATCACCCATTTCTAGGGTCATCAGCAGGTTGCGGTTCGGTGTCGTCTGCGCACTGGCGAGCACACGCAGGTTGTCGAATCGGTACTCAGGGTCTTTGTAGAGCGACAGCAGTTTGTCGGCAAGCGTCAGCGCAGCCGCATCACTAGCGAGCAGCAGATCGGTGAGAGCGAGCGTGCTGATACCGAACTCGGTCTGACTCGCAGCATCGTCTGCGGTCTGCACCGCACCCGTCTCGGTCTGCGTCTGCACCTTGTTGTAGAGAAACTCTTGACCGTAGATCGTGTCGAGACCCTGATACGAGATGTTGCTACCTGTGTCGGTGAAGGTGGCGATCGACGATGCGAACGCTGATGTCACACGGTCTGTGAAGGTGAGTGTGCCGTCTGCTGCGACATAGAACAGACCCTGCTCTGCTTCCGCTACTCGTTGCAGATAGCCGCCAGCGTTCGTGTTTGCGTCGATCTGATACGCACCGAGAGTCGCCACACCTGTGTCGATGCTGCGTGTCGCCGCAGGGTAATCGACTTCCGCTAGGTCGAGTATCGCTGACACTCGTGCGCCAGAAAGTTCTGCGCTCGGCGTAAACGCCGCACCCGTGAATGCGCTGGCGAGCAGCACGAAGTCGTCTGCTGCGGTGATCGTGCAGGTGCTGAGATCAAAGTCGTAGTGCACATCTATGTCGGTGATGCGACCTGTAAACAGTGCCTGTGACCCTGACGAGACCTGCACTCTGCGTCGTGGGGTCACGCCACTCTTGCCTGTGCTGCTATCCCAATACGGCGAATCTTCGTTGATCGGGTCAAAGCGTCGATCGTTATTCCTGAGCACGAGCGTAAGTGTGCCTGTGCGGAACGATGAGAACTGATCGCTGCGACCACGACTAATCGTGAGACTCTGCACATACTCTGAGATGTCTAAGCCTTCGAGCGTTCCGTCGAGCACATCTTCACCGTTGAGTGTGCTGCTGTCTAGGGTGAACTCTCTGACGATGAAGCCGAGCGCAGCGATGACGCTGACCTGCTCACCGAATACGAGCGTCGTCGCCATGCGTCACTCGAACACGGCGACGGGCAGCGGTATGTTGCCGTTCACTCGCACATACTGTTGCAGCGCATCGACCATAGCGTTCGCTGTCTCGACAGGGTTCGAGATGCCAGCCTGCACATTCATCACGATGCTCGTACCTGCTGCCGCACTACCTGCTACCGAGCCGGCGACTGCCGCCACGCTCTCGCTGATCGTGCCACCTGCACCGATAGTGACACCGAGACCAGCAGCGATACGGGCAGCGGCTTTGGCTTTCAGCCCTGCCTGCGCCGCTTCGAGAGCCTGCTGCGCAGCCAGCAGATCACGCATCGCATCGGCTTCATCTCGTAGCGCACGAGTCAGATCGTCTGACGCTTCCTGCTGATCTCGCTTCGCATCTTCTAGTTCTTTCAGCACCTTCTCATAGATGACCGAACCGACTGCTGCGCCGAGAGTAATCTCGTTGAGTGTCTGCTGTGCAGCCGACTGCTCTGCTGTCGCTTCTGTCTGAGCGTCGAGCGCATCAACGACAGCAAGTTTCGCCCGTTCTAGTTCACGCTCGGCTTCGGCGATCTCATCAGCCTTCGGTGCGACAGCACGCTCTGCCGCCAGAGCATGCTCAGCGTCGGTGATAGCGTCGGTCGCATCAGTCACTGCGATTTTGGCGAGTTCCAGATCACGCTCAGCCGCCGCTATCTGATCGGCTGTCGCTGATGCGTTGCGCTGCTCAGACAGCCGCTGCTCAGCCATAGAGACATTACGCACCGAGTCCGATACCGACAGTTTCGCTTCTGCCAGAGCGATCTCTGCACGCCGTATCTCGATCGGGTCAGCCGTGCCCGATGCACGCAGTTCTGCCAGTTTGCGCTCAGCATCAACGACTGAGAAGTTGGCTTCTTCAACCGCATACTTTGAGCGTTCCAGATCACGCTCAGCAGCAGCGACATTCTCAGGGTCGGCGGTCAGAGCACGCAGGTCTGCGAGTTTGCGTTCCGCTTCACGCAGTCCGTTCACCGCATCGGTCTGTGAGAGTGTGGCATCACGCAGACGACGCTGCGCTTCTGCGATTCGCTTCGGGTCAGGTGCGACTGCTCGTAGTTCGGCGAGTTTCTTCTCGGCACTCTGCACGCCACGCTGAGCGTCGGCGACTGCGAGACCGGCATCACGCAGACGGCGATTCGCATTAGCCAGAGATTTCGTAGCGTCGATGCTTTCCTTTGCTGACGCAGGGAAGCCACGCACCACCATGTCGAATCGTGCCTGCGCAGCAGCGACCGCATCAGTCTTAGCCGTCAGATTAGTCTGCGCCTTCTGCACACCCTTTGTCGCATCGGCTGCTGATCGTGTCGCATCACGAGCCTTCTCAACGACATCGGCAAACTTCTTCATCTTGTCGGCGATCTCTTCCACTTTCTTAGCAGCACCACCTGACTGTGACTGCAACTGTTTCAGTTTGTCTAAGAACGCCTGCTGTGCTGCTGTCGCACTCGTCGCCGCAGTAGCGGTCGCACCGTAGCCTTTCAGCAGCGGACCGATAAACGGTTGCACGACAGTCGCAACACCGCCAGCAGTGCGTCGTGCTTGATCTTCTAGACCACGCAACTGATCCTGCGTCACTGCTGACGCTGCGGCAGCAGCCAGAACATCTGTACGGAATCCCTGAAACGCAAGCGAGACGCTCGCAGTGCTGATGTTGAGATCGCCGACTGCATCTGCGGTGTCACGGAATGACTGCGCCGTTTCTTGGTATGCAGAGAAACTACGGGTGGCGATAAGCACGACTGCTGATGCGATAGCACCGAGCACATACAGAATCGGTTTGCCGACCATCGCTATGAAGTTGCCGAGTGTCACGAATGCTTTGACGACAGGTTCTAACGCATTCACGATGCGCAGTGCGAAGTCGCCGCCTGCCGCACCAGCAGCGACGAGAGCATCACGCAGACCGCCGCCTGCTGCGAGTTTGTCACTAAACGCCTGTATGACGGGCACGACATTCGCCTGTATGAATGCGACGAGACGCTCAGCGAATGGCAGCAGCGCATAGCCGATACCTTCAACTGCTTCATCGAGCGACACTTGCAGAATCTTCAGACGACCTGAGAATGTGTCGGCGGCATCTGCGGCTGCGCCACCGAACTGTTCTTGCAGCGATTTGACGAGTTCTGTTAGATTCTTAGACTTGACCGCACTCTCGTCGAGCGGCACGCCGAGTTTATTGAGCGCACCGATCTGACCGTTGAACGCTTTACCTAGTTCGTTTGAAACGCCGGCAAGGTCTTTGCCAGTCGCTGCGGCGATGTCCTGCGCCAAGATGAGTGCCTGCTGACTGAAGTTCACATCACCTGTCGCTCGCACGAGATTTGCGAACGCTGGTCTGAGTTCGTCGTCAGTCACACCCGTCAATAACTGTTGCTTACTGATGAAGTTCTCGACGCTGGCGATCTGCTCGTCGGTTGCGCCTGTGGTGCGGCGTATCTGATCAGCGAGATTCTTCTGACTTTGCTGATCGTCTGCCGCTGCTTTGGCAGCAGCGAAAGCGGCAGTGCCGACAGCGGTGAACGCTGCTGCGCCGGCAAGTGCGACTGTCTTGAATGACGGCAGCAGGTCAGTGACCTTCTTGCCTAATCCTGCGGCTTCATCGCCGACTGACTTCATGGCGGCGAGCGCACTCGTCGCCTTGCCGAGAATGATTAGGGATAGTTTGCGCTCAGCCATAGCCGCCTATCTTACGCAGACTCACCGCTCGACTGATCGGGGAACGCCTTGCCTAGCGTCTCGTCGATGAACCGCTGGTATGACGCACTGATCTGGTCTTGTGTGCGAGTCACTGCTGCGTACAGGAACTCGTCACGACCCTTGCGCCAC